GGTTATTTATATTCGCCGTACTATAATCTGCGGTGACACCGTTCCCAGAACTTTCTTTGTATAAATTGTATGGATAACGAAACTCAGTCGTGACATTACTTTTTACAACCGGGTTAGAGGTACTACCACTGCTGGTGTCGTCGTAATACCTAAGATACGTCACAGCGGTATATTCGGTCGAGTTATTTTTAATCGCGTATTCAGCATCGTCAATAGTATCGTACATACTAACAGAGCAATATTTAATATTGCGTATTTCTGCACGATAATGCGAATTTATACTGACAACGCCACCTGCGTTTGCCGTTAACTTGTCATCAGTCATCCATACAATTTTGAATTTATTTCTAAAATCAACACCATAGTCGCCTTTAATTATAGCATAATACAAACATCCCGCTTCAGGCGGATAAAGGGTATTTTCAGCCGTCTGATAAACTTTCCGAACATACGCCGACTTATCTGTATCATTAAAAATCACATACGGAGATGTTTCCGTCGGGGGGCTGAGCGGATCGGACTTTGGCTGTATAACACCCAAATCCGTTGTTCCTACGGCATCAATATTTTCCCGCGTCTGTTGTTGCTGTTCAGCCGTTAAAGTTTGTGCGGTAATCTTGACTGTATTGGAAGAAAGTTCGTCTATACGCCCGCTCAGCGCACCGTCTGCCTGTTCCCTCGTTGCGGTTTCGTCGTTTATCTTCGTCTGTAAAGCCGTATCCGCCTGTTGTCTCGCCGTGATTTCCGCATCCAACGCCGTTTGGCTTGCAAGCCCATCTATTAAGTCCGCTACGGGTATGCTTATCGTTTGCCCGTTGTTCAACGTCAGGATGATGGACTTTGTTTCCGCATCATACGAACCGCCGACTACCACCGATTCCAACGGTAAATCTATTGAGCCTGTCGACAACACCGTTCCGTCTTTGCTTATCAGTTTTAACGTTACGATATAGGTACTCGGGTCTATCGTCAGTTCCAAGGAATGCCCCGTTTCCCTGTCTATCTCTACTTTGGTATAATAGCCGCTCAGTGTGGGTAATTCATTGCGAAACGTGACCTGAATAAATATCCCGAGCGATGCAGTCGGCACCGTTGTGCACGAGAACTCGATTGCTGTTTCGGGGGCGGTAATGATTTGGGCGGTAATGCCGCAGTTGATGTAATCCGCCGCGCTTACGTCCATGGGATAGATACTCACGTCCTGTTCTGCCGTCAGGTCTTGTATCTTCACGATTTGCTTATTGTTTGCCCACCCGTCTGCGGGTAACGTGCGGAAATAGAGTTTATCTACGTCCGTGATGAGGTTCGCGCTTCCGAGGTATGTCTTTACCCCGTCTATCCACGCCCAAAGTTCGAACAGATTGCTGTCCTGATTCGATACGATGGCGTAGATATAATCGGGTTCCCCGACCTCGGGAAGTTCGGGCACGAATTTGATGATTCGGTTTGCTAAACTTGCCAGATCGCTTGCGGACTTCGCCGCTTCCTCCGCACTCTTTGCAGCCTCTTCCGCAGAGTCTGCCGCCGCGTCCGCCAAGTCTTTCAGTTTCTGAAAGTAAGCCTCGGAGATCTCGTCAAAACTGACGACTTCCTCCCAGTATTCGGAATTGAGTTTCCCGTCGATATAAGGTTCTTCCGTATTGTTCGTTCGGATGGACTTGACAAACGCTCCGAACTCCCCGACAGGATAAAAAGTGATTTCATTCGCGCCGTATGTGTAGGCTGAGTTCCAAGCGTAGATTGCACGGGCGGCAAAAGCCCCGTTATTCAACTGCTTCTGCAACGACGCGATAACACTCAATATTTGCTCGTACACGTCTGCGCTTGGTTCATCTGGGAGTACGGCAGGCACTCCTTTGGCGACCTGAAACGACGTCGCGCTCGTGGCTGTGATCATGCCGTCTACTTCCGTATAGAAATAGAATTGTGCCGTGACTGTGCCGTAGTACTCCGTGATCTCCGACGGAATGGCATAAGTCCAACCCGAATACTCTTCGCCCGTTTCTTTGTTTATGATGCCCTGCAAGGAATTCTGCTGCGTCATGGGTTCAGCGGGAACCACGATACCGTTGGGCAACTGAAACGCCACGGAAGCCGTAAGTCCGCTCGCAAACGGCGCGATGAGATAAATCGTGTTGGTATTCGCCGCGCCTTGGTAAACAGGCGACGGCAGATTTTTGATGATCGTGCCGTCGTTGTCCACAAAAAATATCATGCTTTAATCCTCCTTGGGTTGTATGCCCGTTAATTCCGTGTATTCCTCGAACAGCGAATGACCGTGGTTCAGTTCGTCCTGCGTCTTTTCTTCCGTCTCCGCTTCCAGTTTCTCCAATAATTCCATAAACTCGGGCAAGTCCGAACATATCTCTTTCGCCTTTCGGATAAGGTTCAACTGTTCCGTGTACCCTTTCACCGCATCCGCTTCCATTTTGTTGTTGTACATGAGCATTGAGCCGAGTTCGAGCAATACGTTCTCCTGCTCGCCCGTCATCTGATCTCCGTCCATACGTCCTCCTTGAATATCTTTCTTTTTTTGGTAAAATAAATCGGCGTGAACTGCTGTCCCGCCGATATTTCCATGTTTTGCGCGATCAACACGTCTCCGCCTTTGACCTCGCTCTGCGTGAATACGTTTCCCTCTTCGTCCTCAACTTTTTCTGCTTTACCCAAAGACTGCTGCGTCACGATCGCCCAAGCCTTGCCGTTTGCGGGGAATTTCCCTGCAGTTACGCTGAACTTTCCCGAGCCTGTATTGATCGCAATATCCATGCTCGGCAACGTTGAAAGGTCGACGTCAAGGCTTCCCTGCACGTGGTTGATAAACTTATTTAAAGGCTCGTCAAACACGTAAAGTTTTGCCGCGAGGGATTTATCTACCCCGCGCACTAACGGGCAGTACGCCGCCAATGCCGAGCCGATAATGAGGTTCTGCACGTTCGTTACGAAGTCTATCTGGATATTCCCCTGCAATGCCTCTCGGTTGTCTTTACGGAGGATAACCGGTTTATCTAAATTTGTAGAGAAGTAAGAATCGTTTGCCCTTCTTTCATAGCCGCGCGGTAATCTCGTCCCTATTTCTTCCTGCTCTCCAAAATTATCTATCGGTTCGCCTGCCGGTTCTAAATAGAAGTTGTAATAATACATTCTGCCGTAATAATCAGGATATTGGTAATTGTTTTGGAAATAACCGCTAACTGTTACTTCTTTATCTAATATTGTAGATGTATATGTATTTGTTTTGAACTGTGAAATTGCCCCGGCAGAATAGTTATCTTCATATCTCCATGCAAAAGACAACGAATTTCCGAACGCTGACGAAATCACGGGTAAATTTACGAGAGGCAGCGGATATTCGTTTTTTTCGTAGGTGGCCTCGTAGACATTCAGCGACGCTATCGTAAAGCTTGTATGTGCTACCGCTACCCACTCTTCCGCATCATATGTAGCGCTGTTTCCGGTAAACGAAACATCCACTCCGTTTTCTTCCGTTGCGCCATCGACATAAAACCGGATTCTCGCGTGCACCGTTTTCGTCGCATCAATTTCTTCCGTAACTGTAAAAGTAAACGTTTTGGTCGCGTTGGAATAACTCGACTGTACTTTATCCGTTATATCTACCTTTGTAGAAGATAGCACAGGTTGTTTATACGTTCCTCCGTATACCGAAATGTTTGTTAAAGGTTGATAAGGATAATCCTGTAAAAACGTCTCTTCTACCGCATTCATAAAGTTATTGCTTATCAAACTGTCTTTGTCTGGCGTTTCCTCTTTGCCTATTACGATGTATTCACGATATAAAAGGTTTCTTTCCACCGCTTGCGTTTGGGATATCTCCGAAAACCGCTTGACCGAAGATATTCCGATATACTGGGAAAGCCTGTTGAAATCCTTGGAAAGACCGATTGTGCACTTGATATAGGTCGGCAGATACTCCACGGATACCGCAGAGATATAATAATCATCGTCGTACATTTGCCCTGCTTTGGGGATATCCGAAAGCCTTGCAAGATTATATGTAATTGACTTTTCCACATTCCCGATGCGTGCGATAACGCCCTTTAAATTCTCTCCATAATAGCGGCTTTCAATAACATTGGATTGTTGGTTATAGATAAGCGCAGCACCATAAGGATAGTCGGGATAATAGGTTTTCGTCTGTCCCACACGCGTATTATAAAACGGCATATAGGTCACTCGGAAAGCAAGCAACGGATATTTGGTTGTATCTATGTTTAGTCCTGGCGTATTTGTCGCTTTACGAAGAATGTTAACGATTGCATAGTTTTCAAACACAGCAGAAATTGGGTTTTCAGGTTTAAAATTTAATGCTGTAATATTCTTCTGACCTTGCGTATAGGATAGTCCGAATGCCTTTGAATAGGGATATTCGGAATCATACGAGGATAGTTGAGTATTATAAACAGACGATTCAAACACCCAAGGTGTTATGTTAATATTGGGTTTATTGTTATTACCGGGAATGTATCCGCACTCCAATTTCTCAATGCTATAAATCGGGTATTGCGTCGGAATAATCATGTTCTCGTCCGTTATGCGCACATACATAGTTTCCGTCCTGACCGTCTTAAAACCGTCTCGATACGGTTCCACGATAACGCCCGCAAGTTTATCCAGTTGATTGACGAGGTTCTCCGCATTGCTGTCGAGGTGCGATGCATAACTGTCTATGACCTGCGATACGGTGTTTCTTATGTACTTCCTGTGGAAGATATTGCTCTTCTCCGTCTGCCCGTAAAGGTCGAATAACACCTCGTAATAAAACTTTCCGTTGCTATCCTTTTTGATATCGAGACGCGGCTCTCCGTGTATTACCTTGCCGCACTCCTGCAAGCACTCGCGCAAAGTCTGTTTTGTAAAAGAGAACTGCGGGGCAAGGACGTTATCGAACATTGCCGCTTGTTCCTTGTTCAGTTTAAAGCGCGGCGTTTCCCCTAATCTGATAGGTTCCGCAAGGTCAAGCGTGCGATTGATAACGTCCGTGATTGTCCATTTTTTCAGGGGTAGTCTATTATCTACAGCAGTAAAAGTATAAATGGCTGTACTTTCAAATCTTGTATTAGAGCCAGGACTTGCTTCACTAAAAATATACTTATATGTTACAGTATAAGTCTGCCCTGATTGCAAATAAATGGTTAAACCGGTATCTGCGCCTTCATCATCCCCCGTTCCTGTACGATAATATGTTCTGCCAATTATTTCATCATATTGATTCTTAATCTCTAAGGCATAAGTATTAAAATGGGTAAAAGAACCCGGGTTTCCCGGTTCTTTATATGGAAATATTTTGATAACAGGATAAAAAACGAAATTTCCTGACGGCAACGGGCTCCTATAATCACTGGGGGTTGACTCCTTATAACCGCCTTGTATATGCGTTTCAGGGGTCGCGATGCTTGCATTTACTGTATAGTTTCTACCAAAATCATTGGTAAACGTAATAGTATCGACGACTATGCACTCTAAAATTTTGGTAACTTCGATGATATACAAATCATGATTCCAACGATTAGCACCGACAGGGCTTTCGGTCGCCCCCGTGTCATTCGCCACGACATATCTTTTAATCTGTTTTTGCGTATTCCACGAAGTTTCAGCAAAATACAGTTCATTGCTGAAATGTATCTCCACAGGAGTTAAAGGTTTAAAGTTCTTGATAGGACAGTGGCGAAGAGAAAGATAACATTCGTCAAGTTGTTCGTCCAAAAGATTCCCCCATTTAATGGGCATGACCGTGAAGCAGGTCAGGTTAATACCGTTAATGTAAACGGCGGCGTTGTTTCGAATTGCCATATGATACTCCTTTACGCAAAAGAGGTTTTCCAAATTTGTTGAAAAAAATTAAAAAGTGTGTTATCATTAAAAAAAGAGGTGCAAAATGAGATATAAAAAATTAGTCAATATTTTACTTGTTACCATTCTAACTCTATCCATCGCCTGTCTATGTTTGACAATTACACCCTGTAAAGAAATTTGGGAATCTTATCAAATGTATATGTTAAATGATCCAACATATATAGTACAAGCGATGCGTAGCCAACTTTTGAGTAACGCGCTACAGATTACTTTTGCTCTTGCCTTTTCAGGTTTAATCGCAATTTTATCTTTTATTGCTTTTATTATTTCAATAACGCATAAACAAAACTTAAAGGACGGCGAGTGACCGTCCTTTTTTATTGATTCGGACTCCTTCGTCCTGCCGTACCTGCTCGAATATTTGCCATGCCGATGGAAACATTTTCAAGGTTCTGCTCCAAATCAAGCCTTACAGAGTTTTGTTGCCAGCCAATGAATTTCATGAGATAACTCAAACCTACCCCCGCAGCGGCAATGCCCGCTCCCGCAGGGCCTCCCATGATAAATCCCATAGCAACCGCTCCAACAGAACTCGCGGCTTGCGAACCTTCATTGTATACGAACTGTAACCGTTGCTGAAACTCAGACGCGCCCGTTTTTAAATTTACGTTTGATACTTCAAACGAAATATAACTGTCCGCAATCTGTTTGATTCCCGTATAAGCCATAAGTTTTTTAGCGCCCCGCACAACGTCCCTTGCACTGAGCGCACCGTCGCCGCTTCCTGTTCCGCCTGAACCTGAACTCATATCCGTCGAACTCTTTGCGACGGGAGTTTCGGTTTCCGCTTCGCTCGGCAAAACAATCTTGATAATATCAGCCATTACTTTTTACCTCAAAATCAATGCCGCTTCCTGTGATATTTACAGGCTTATTGGTGATCAAATAAACATGATATTTATCGCTTGTTTCATCGTAGACGATTGAATCAGGCTCTAACGATACGGTAACCGATTGTCCTGCCGTCCACTCAAATACCTTACCCGCTATATAAGCAAGGCAACTCTCGGAAACCGTAAAGGTCAACGATTCAAGCGTCGAGGATTCAACTACAAAATATCCGATCTGAAAACCGTTTGGAATATTTATAAGGTCGATATTATCTTGTAATTCCGCAATTCTGAAAGTGAACGATGCAATCGACACCCCTTGCATCGCGCCCGTTATGCGGGTCATTGTAACGAGATATAAGCCCGTTTCCGCATCCTCCGCTTTCCCCCATTTGATCTTAAGAAAATGCGCCACGTTTTGTTTCCCGTGCAATAAATAAGAAATTGCAGCCGATGAAGACCCATAGACAACATTGGAGGGAATAGACACTTCAGCCGCGAATGCCGAGGAAACGGAAATTACTTTGGATACTTCCGAACCGCTATAGACGTCGGGAGTCATAACGCCGGCACGGTCGGGAATAAAAGATTGGAAGGGTAAAACCTCCCCATCCATTTCCACATCTATATCCAGAGAAATAATGCCGCCCTGTACAATGTTCGCCTCGATATATACGTTTACGGGGAGAGAATTACTGCGCCATGACTGTAGATCAATTCCCTGCGGAATTGCCACACCGGCAACTATACCGACCGCATATTCCACTCCATTTTCATCCTGCATCATGAATGCCTGATATTTTTGAAAATAGTTGGACAAAACATTCATGATATATTGTACGAACCAATACTGCCCGTTTTTGATATGATCTAAATCTTCGGCGGTTTGTTTTGCCGTAGTTTTAGGCGGGTCGACGGGAACGTCAAACTCTATCGTGATTTGATTTACGCCCATGACAAGCCTGTTCGCCGTTATAGTGTTTGCCGATACCTTAATATCGCCTGTTATGAAAGTATAAACGTCGTTTCCCTGCCTGATTGATTTTACCCGTTCCCCCGCAGTCGTCCAAAGTTTAAAACTTAGGTTTTCATAATCTAAAACAGCGTTCAACTCGTTTTCAAATTTATTTGCCAGTTGTTCTGTTGATATCATGTTTCCAATTTCCCTCCAAGTTTTCTCGCAAGTCTGTGCGTAAACTCATCCTGAAAAATCTCAAACCAACCTTCGTTCGGATTTTTCTTCCCGTTCCACCGCGCCGCTGTCCACGGAAGTTGAGTAAACCACACGTATGGAGCGATACTCTCGTCTATATAGGCGATAAATTCGTTCCCTTCAATACGATAGCGTAAAGCGTTAAATGCCATATTTCCCGTTGAACCGCCTTTCTTATAACGTGTACTCGGATTCGGAACGAACTCAGCCCTGATCTCCTCAACAGTCGCTATCGCCGCACTGATGATTTCATTCCTTGTCATCGCACTCCCCACTTATTTTCTTCCTCTACGAGCCGCAATACCAAAGTTGTACCCAAAGGAGTTCCAAACAATCGTAACGCCTGTTTGGACGCCGATTGATAATCTATCTCGATTTGTGCGACACGGAATAAACGACCGTCTGCAAGTAACATATAACTGCGGTTCTCAACGGGTTTTATCAAATCGTTTGTACGGATAACCACATTGCTCGCCTCTCCTTGAATATTTGAAAAAAGTCTTTTGTACGTAGAAGAGTACGGATTAACGTATTCGTAATTAAACACGATCCCTGACGGGTCTGCATCCGGACGCATAGCATAAAACTTCCCTGTAGCCGTAAATTTCGCTCTGGGATTCATCAAATCGAGAGAATCGAAAATCATATTAAAGCCTCCCTGTATACAAGATAGACGCGCCGAGGCACGGTATCACGGTATTTAATACGCTCTTGCACAATTCATTGATGGCGTTCTGCCTATCCTCTTTCACGGGCGAAAAGTAGCCGTTGCCGTTAAAACAGATATGTTCGGCTTGATAGAGCATCGCCTTCATGATGATCGGTCTAAGTTCAGGAATTTTGGCGATCAAATAATCCTGACGCAGATTATCCACATTGAATTCATGGATATACTGGTAGACCATGTCGCTCGTTGTTTTCCTCAGTTTTTCCACTACTGTTTCGGGATTCACGGTAGACGTGGCAAGAATACGCGCACGCACGTCCAATCCCGCTTTTTCGATCAATGCTTTTTCCGTAAGGATATAGTGTCCGCTCGGTTCGTCAAACACCATGAAATCGTCGGTATACGGATAAGTAAATTCAGGCATCTCAAATCTCCTTTTAATTATTTTTGGAAAGGGGCTCGGTAAAGCCCGAACCCCTCAGAGGGCTTACTTCGACTATTTAGCCGCAGCGACGGTGTATTCAAACGTAGAAACATTGGAAGGAACACATCCCGCCTTAAGCGCGATGGCCTTTACGGTCGTCGCGGCGGAGATGGTAGGCTGTGCCGTACTGTCGACGTATTTCGTAGATTTGCTCGTCGGCGTAGTGCCGTCTACCGTGTAGTAAATATCCGCACCCGTAGTACCGGTTGCAAGAACGATTTTCGTTCCGCTCGTAACGGCACCGCTACCGGGCGTTGCATTGACGTCCTCAACCTGGGGAATACCGCTTTGGATATTGTCGCCGTTCGGCTTCGGCACGGAAGCAACCTGTTTGAATCCAACGACCTCCCCGTTCTCGTCGTAGATAGGCAGAGCGATCTTGTCTTCCTGTTTCTCCACTTCCGTAGGCGCGACAGGGCGCAGGCGGGTATCGGCATTCATACCGAGCGTGGAAGTAAGATAATCGTTCGTGAGCGTGGATTTACCGATAACATAGGACTTTCTGAAAGCCTCATGCCCCCAGATGTTGAGCGGCTGAGCAAGCGAACCGCGGGGATTCGGGCAATCGATGATCTTTACGCCGAGATCGATACCCGTCGCTTTTGCGGTCGCTTCATACGACACGGCGATGGCGTCCACGTTCGCAAGCGCGCCCGCCTTAAAGCCGAGATACTTCTCCGCCAACGTCCAGATATAATCGGGCGCAACGACAAAGTTAAGCCCCATAGCGTTGCCTTTGTAGTTTGTGCCTACATATCCACGGTCGGACATACGCGCGTCGAGGTCATAATTTTTCAGCATTTCCTGCGCGAGATCGCCGCCGAGCATGATAACTCCCGATTTACGGTTGAAAATACCGTTGATGAACGAAGGACGTCCGATAATGGTTCTGCCCTGCGCGGAGTACGTGAACGCCCCGCGGACTTGGTCGCCGTTGTCCATAAGAGCATTGACGCTGTTAAACAGGGTTGCATATGCGTTGTCCTCCGTCAAATCCCCTTCGTTCACAAGGTTGTTTCCGTCGTTGAGGGAACGGAAGAAGGCATACGCAATGACTTCCGCAAGCGTAGAACCCGATCTGTCCATCGCCACACGCTTGGAATAAGACGCGATCTTCGACGCCATGATATCCATCGGAACGTACTCTTTCGAGATATCGGGGAAGATCATCATCTGGTCGTTCACCTGGTTGGTGTAAACCATGAACTCATCGTTTGCGGGAAGCAAAGGCGCATTCGCATTGATCACGCCCGCATTGCCGTCTGTACCGGGTCTGCCGCCGTAAGACAGGGTACGGGAACCGAAGGGCAGCGGCGTATCGAGCATAACTCTTACCGCCCCTCCGCGTTCGGGATTCGCCGTATATTTCCCCGTGACGGACTGTCCCTCACGGAAAATTTCTTCGATGTAGATGCTCTCCGCGATCACGCGGGAGAGTTCTACGTTTACCATCGAGCCGTCCAAATAGTACCGCCCGTTTTTGTCCGTCTGGGTCGCGCCCAGACCAAGTAACGCATCCGTAGTAAATTTGGACGCTACGCCATATGTACTGATAACTTTCGACATTCTTTTAAATCTCCTTATTTGTTAGTTGTAAATGTTTTCAAGCCGAGCCAACTCCGCGGCTTCTTCGCTCGTTGCTTGCTCCGCCGTGCGTTCACGGCGTTCTTCTTTCATTTCGGCATGCTGCTCAAACGCAGAAACAAGCCGTTCGACAGCCCCGACGAGTTTATCCACACGTTCCGCCAAACCGTCGCCCGATTCCTTTTTGCCTTCATCCTCCGCACGCTCTTCGTCGGCTTTCTTCGTGCCCTCCGATTCGTCCACGCGGTCTTTTGCGTCCTGCGAATTTTCATCGCCGTCACGCTTTTCCTGTTCTCCTACACTCTCGTCGATACGGTCTTTTTCCGTCTGACTGTCTTTGCCCTTTTCGGAAATGTCCTCTTCGGCTTTCCTTTCCTGCTTTTCGTCTTCCGTCATGTTTTCGGAATCCTCCTTTTTATTTTTGTTGCGCCAGCTAAATAATCCCATAGCCCGCTTCCTCCTTTATGGCATGAAAAAAGCACCCTCGCAAAGGCGCTTACAATAACTTTGTCCGCGACGGATAATACGCGCGGTTATTCAGTTTTGAAAACTCGATATAGGCTTGGTTCCATTCGATGGCTTTCTTCCGTGCCTCCGCATATCCTTTGGCATCCAGCCCTTTCAACTCGACAGCCTTCGTTCTCCACCGTCGGACATTGGCTTCCAGCCGCCGCTGCTCTTGCGTGATCTCGTATTCCCTGCGCTCTTCAACAACATTCGGCTTCGGGAAACGATATCCCGATTTATACGGAACAAGATAATGTCGGCAGTTGAATCCGAGCAAGCCGTTCTTATAGGTTTTCCCCGCCTTTGTCGTGTACAAAATATCCGTCGCATTCTCTAACGGTTCATACCTGCGCCCGTCGTCCGTCGTGCCGTAGGTACCGTCCAACGAATACACGCGCCCTTGCCATGGAGCGCAACGTGCGGAACAGTCCGCATGAGTCGAACAGATGACAAGGTTTACTCCCCGTGCTTTGAACCCTGAGATCTCGTCCTGATGCGCTTGATACCGCACCTCCATCTCCGCTCGGTTTCGCAATGTATTGCGCCCGCTCACGTCGTCGGGATCGCGTGCTTGCTGTGCCGCCAATCGGTCAAGCGCGGGCTTTACGTTCCGTTCCATATAGTCCTTTGAGAACTTCTGTAACGGGCTTCCCAGCAGCCGTGAGCGGTCATATCCCGCTTGTTCGAGTGTTTGCCTTGCGCTCTCTTTCTGAGCCTCTGTGGGCTTAATTTCGCGCCCATACGGCGTCTTGCCGTTCAGCAGGAACAATGCCGATAAAATAAAGAACTGCCAACCGAAAGAACGGAGCAGTTCCCTGTATTGTGCATTATAAAATCGTAACAAACTCTTTCGGGCTGCAAGCGCAAGAGCGGGGATTTTTATCTGTTTTTCCGCTTCACGTATGATCGCGGCGATCTTGCGGTCTATGGCGGCCTTGGGCGTTTGTGCAAAGTACTCATCTTTCACTACCATCCTGATTTTTGTTTCCGCTTCTTCCAGCGCTATCGCCTGTAAATTGAGCGGTCGGTTCGCTATCACCATTGCTCAGATCCCTCGCATAATCTTCTTCGGAGTAATCGAATTTCTCCCGGTCTTGCCTTTCTATTTCCGTTGCCATGTTCTCCACCTCTTCTTCTCCAAGATCGGGCCAACGCTTACGCAGGTAATCGCGCAAAGGCAGCGTGCCTGTACGATAATCCTCCAACAGTTCCTGGTTTTCCCTCGCGCTGTTGGCGGACGCTCTGCCCCACTGTATCCCGACTTCTCCCGTAAAGCCATAGAAATAGGCTACGTCGGAAAGCATTGCGTTTATCGCCGTATTGGCAAGTTCGCGTTTGTTCGATACGCTTTTTTCCGTCGTACTGTTTTCGGAAGCGACCTCATCGTCTGTCTTGGTACCGCTCGAATTATAGGAAAGGTGATTTGCCAATGTGGAAGAACTCAGTCCCACCTTCGAGGCAAGCAGTTCAAGGTCAGCGTCGCGGATATATCTGTGCGCTTCGCCCCTGAGGTCGGGTTGGATAAACGTCGGCTTGACCATCTCTCCGTTGAGATTCGTATCAGGTAACTCTGTATAAAAGATATCTTCCAGCGGCACAGTTCTCGTATTCACTGCTTCGCGGAAGGTAAAGCCGTCCGCAAGCGTACCGGGTTGATTAACAAGCGCTATACGTCCATTCATCTGCTTCGGTATGATCGTGCGGGATTTCCCGAGATACTGGTCGACCTGTCCTTGCGTATAGTTGTAGTCGATGGAATATAACACGTCGAGTGCTGTGTGAAGCGTACTGTCGCTGTAACCGGGCAGATCTTGAAGAGCAACTGCGACAGATTTGTTTCGCACGTTGTAACACCCGATATTCCGCATCCGTTCAGGCATTCTGTACCATACCCCGGGGCGGATATCCCCATAGCAATATTCCCATTGCGCACGTACAATGCTTGGCACTTCTCTTTCTCCCGCCGTGCCCCAAGTCGGAGCCGTGACCAACGTGCCTTTCGCCAACTCGACTTTATAATACGGCACACCGTTCAGCATCATACGGATATCCCTTGCATAGTAAACTGAATCTCCCGCCACGAAACGGTTAAGGATCATGATCTGCGATATCTTTCCGCTCCTGCCGATTTGAAACACTACGCGGTTGACCGGGTACACCGATGCATAGATCTGCCCGTCTGCGGGCGTTAAGACAAGTATTGCGTTGCCTACCGAGTTTGAGTAGAAAAACATTCGGTTCAGCACATTGTTCAACTCGTCTGCATTCCATTGTTCCATGAACGCATTCGTACTTTCGTCATCCGAGTGTATCCGGAAACCTCCGCTCATACATTCTTTGGTGAATATGTCGCAGACGGTGTATCCCATTCCTGTGGAAAAGAAATCATGGGAATGAAGATTTAATACGAATCCGCTCGACCATTGCTGCCACTCCCGAATATAAGCGATATAATACGTCTTATATCCTGTCGGTATCATATCGATAAATGCGCTGTCGTTTATTATGTTTTGCATATTTTGCCAACGCGCTTTGAACATGGGCTCAAAGATCTCACGCGATGGCGCGTTCTTTAATGCCCTTTCTCTGTTTGATAATTCCATCTATCCCTCCTAAGCCGAAAACAACGGCGTATTGTAATAAAGTTTTGTTGCGTATTCCAAACTATCGATCGTATCGTCCCGCTGCTGTTTCTTGACGTCTCCCGTCTTTTCATCAAACACATAATTTTCGATATCTTCGATGAGTTGAATCGTATTTACGTTTTCGGCCACATGAAAATACAAGATCTTTTCGGATAGCATCGACCTTACACGCTTGATATCGCCGATTATACTCTTTTCCCTAACGAGGCACGTATCCTCGCCGCTGTCTTCCGCAAACTGCAATCGAAGCATCTGCCCGCCCTCTGCGCACTCAAATATCCAGCGCCGCGGAACATACTGTAAAAACGGAAACTTTTTTAAAAGCGTCTGCAAAAACTGTATCAACATTCTTGAAGCCTGTGCAGGGGATTGCTGCCCTATCTTTTGCGGGTCTATCTCCAAGCAGTCCAGCACCACGGCAACGCCGCTGCGAAATATTGCCAGAGGTGTTACACAGGTACTGTCGTTCACCGTTCCTTCATCCAATCCGAGTACGAGTTCGGCAACGGCATCATTCCTGCGCTCTCCCATAAAACGAAATACATTTACCACATGCGTTTCGCGCTTAAACTGTGGATAAACCATGCCGCGGAAATTGACGGGTTCCCCAAGATACCAGTACCGATAATACTCGGGGTCGTCGCGCTTGAATTTCTCAATGTCTGCGATCGCTCGCGAAGATAACAGTTCCCGTATATCCTCCCACGTCGAATAGATGCGCGTCGCTCCGTTCTTGATCTTATCCCCGAAAAACTTATATACCCAATGGCTTCGGCTGAGTGGCGGGTTAAACGCGAAGATCGTCTTTGCATGGGGCAATAAAAAACGAGCCGCCGTAGAGGTCCAGCCCGTGATATGATTGTAATGTTTGACTTGATCTGCTTCATCCAGAATACAAAGAGCCAAGGTTTTATATTGGGGCGTAAAGCCTTTCGTCGCGGTCACGTCGTCGTCCGTCTTTCCGTTGATGCCGCTGAAATAACAAATAGCACCTGTCGCCAGGCACGTGACCTTCAACGGGCTTAACGACCATTCAAACAGTTTTTCTACACCCATAAGTTGTATCGTGCTTATGAGCGAACTGTATATCGTACTTCGGATATCTCCCGATTCTGCACGGCAGTACCATACGTTATTATATTTGCTTTGAAGCATGAGCGATATTGCAAGAACCTCATTATTGGTACTCTTCCCCGAATTTCGTCCGCTTTGCTCCACGATCTCCGATACGTTCGGGTCAAACAACGGCGCATATTGTATCGGTACGTTAATCATGGTTTTCCTCTCCGCTGCAATCTTTTACATTGATTTGAACAGTAACCCCGTTTCCGTTCAAAGGTGTATCGTTTTTCACGGCAAACACCTCTGACAATATTTTGAGCGCGCCCATTTTATCCCGAAGGTTTGCCTTTGCTATATCTTCCGCTGAAAGCGCCAGGATCTTCTCCATGAGTTCTTGCGCAGTTTGCTTTCTGCTATCGAGATACTCAAGCATGGAAAGCGTATTTTCTTCTTTTTTATTACGCAATTTTTCGCAACTTTTTTCGGTATTCAATATCGTAGATATTGCCTGACGCGAAACATGATATTTATCCGCAAGTTTCTGCTGTGATACCTTTCCGTCTCCCTCCACATATTCAGCGATGATCTGTTTCCGCTGACGGTCGGTCAACTTCGCCACATTACCGCCTCCTTTTTTTTTGTATAAAAAAAGCGCTCCGCCTTTCGGTTTTGCGCTTCGTTTTTTTGCTTGTTTACAATCTTTTACGATACCATTATAACATAGGTAAATGTGTCATTTACTGTCATCTTTCATTTTTTCGGAAAGTTTTTTAATTGCTGAACCTTCGATTCGGTAAGGCTGACGTTCCGCGTAATTGTATTCTTGTTGAATTCTTTTCCAAGGTTTACCGAGCATATAACGGTCTATTATGATTGACCTTTCTTTTTCAGTAAGATCCTTGGCATGTTCCGCTATGTAATCCTCAATTTCAAACACTTCGCTCAAAAGTTCCTCATAGCCCGTTTGCAGCCGTTCCATATGTTCGACGAATACTTCCGCAATAAACTCTTTATTGCCGCCCTGAACCGCTATCTTGCTGTAATCCGTGGCTTTCAGGCAATCTATCTGGCTTCTCGCCTGCCGTATCTGTTCTTCTTGCTTTTTTAACAAACGCTTCTTCTGTCTCAAACTGTTGAGAGCCTTCTTGGTTTCTTCGTACGTCATTTTCATTCCTCTGATTCGTTCCAATACGCTGAATTCCGTGCCAAAGCCATGTCGATAAGCCAAAACTGTTTCTTCGTATCCATCATGATATCAATGGAGTATTTCCCGGTCAAATCTACACTTTGCATATGTTTTTCGACCAAGTCACAGACCTTATTTTTATTCATTTCATACTCTTTTAAGATCTTTGGATAATAGGACTCAAACACCAATTTATCATTGTAACTATATAAATTTTTTGCCACATAATCATAATCCCAATAATTAACGCAGTACAATGCCTTCGTGGCATCAAAGTCATAAAATACTCTAAATTCCGTATGTAGCGGCAAGCCATTATATATTTTTGCGATTTCCTGTTCATTATACCCTAAATCCACAAACTCTCTTAATGCGAATTCTTCTATCCCTCCTGCCCCAAACATTTCTGCCGTAGTATTTATTTCCACCAAATTCGCCAAGAGATTATATTTATTTGTTTTGCAGTACATAAAATCAAATTTATTTGAAAATGTACCGTTCTTTAAAAAATATATTCTTCGATCCATCAACGGCCATACAGTTTCACGCAGCCATTGATCTAATAAAAGCATTTCCTTGTCAGTTTCTCCGAATATATTACTCAGAATTTCATTTGGGACACGAAATATTTTTGTTGCGGGCACCAATAGTCCACAATTCTTTATTTTAGGGTACCATCTCGATATGTAATTTTCATTTGTTCCGTCATAATGCTTTATGGTTTCATTAACTTGAATATTCATATTTCTCCTTTCATACCCGGCACCCGCGCGGAGATGCCGAGCCTCTACCGATTATTGGGAGTTACCTCCGTTTTTTATTTCACAACCGCCGCGCCGTGTTGCGTCAACCTTGTAGTAATAATTGCTTGCTTTCTAACTTCTGGTATACCGTCGTTTCGTTATCAAATCTTTTACGAAAATCTTTATCGAGATTCAACTTCGAGAAAAAATCCATATATACCTTCTTAAAGCTTATTTTATACTTCTCCAACCTCTCACGCAGGGCGGCGTTTTCGGTTTTGAGTTTGGCAATCACTTTATCCATTTCTGAAATCAAATGATTTACTTCATCTACCGAATATACTTTTTCATCATCCGTCATTTCCCTTCCTCCGACAACTCTTTTTCGGCTTGCTGCATAAAGAAACCGTGTACACCCAAATCACTTACTATCGCTTGTTGCGATATTCCTTCATGCTCTCTGCCGTTCAACGCTAATATGTACGCTGTTTCGCATAAATCCAACGCTCTCTCCGCCACTTCCGCGCGGTGTTTCATTTCTTTATATTTTCGAATGGCTTTGTCAGTGACAGTTTTTGCAGCAAATTCAGCGGCTCTCGCGCGGTTTTCATTCTCTTTCACATCGCCTATCCCCGCCGCGATAAGGGCATCGGCAAAATAAGGTATTAGTGCTTGCTCTGTAAGGTTATTAAACACGTCACATAATTTTTGCGGCATTATTTTTTCTTTTCCGTCTTCGCCAACATAAACAGGTGTAACTTCACGTGTGATAAAATCTCTATGTAATATTTCCATAATCTTCTTTTTCAGTTCGTCGTTGTTCATTCTTCCACCTCAAAACGGGATTCCCTCATCATCGTCGAACTCTTCCATCGCCGCTTTCTTTTTCGGCTCGTCATTCGCCTTCTGTGACAAGAACTCTACTTCCTCGACAACCACTTCGGCAGCCGTCTTCTTCGCCCCGTCATTGCCCTCGTACTGCCTCATTTCGATATGTCCCGATATTGCGACCTTTTTCCCTTTCGAACAGTACTGCGCTATGTTATCCGCCAACCCTCTCCATGCCTTGCAGTTGAAAAAGTCTGTTTCCTGTTCCCCGTCCTTCGCATATCTCCGTTTCACCGCGATGCTGAAATTACACACAGATATCCCGCTTTGCGTTTCCTTCAATTCGGGGTCTTTTGTTAAGTTGCCGATTAAAAATACTTTATTCATGGTGTCTCCTTATTCTGTTATCTTCCCCGCCCATTGTTCTGCCATTGCCCTGGCTATTCCGGGAAATGTTTTACTTCTTAACTTTTGGCTGTGGGCTACTCCGTATGTATGTCCGTCTTTTGAGGTTGCCGCAACCCATGGAATATGCTCGTATTCAATTAAAACAGGCATTAACGGTGGTAATCCTTTCAGCCACAAGTATGTTCGTTTTGTATATGGTTCTCCGAATTCATAAGGCTGTATTATGCAATCCGGTCTGGGTAGTTTTAATATTGACAGCAGCATCGGGTTTTCCACACATATTTTGGAGCAGTCTGCATTCAGAAATTTCATGAAAAACTCTTTGGCTTGTAGTGCTTTTATATAACGCTCTCTGTTTATTTCTCCCTTCTTCGGATACATCCTGTTCGCTCCTGCATTGGATAGGTACGTACATGGCGGATGTGCGATGATCATATCCCATTTCATCTTCAAAAGTTCCAGTGCATCACATTGCAGATGCCATTCCGGATGCCCTCCGCTGCAAGCCTGTATATCGCAACTGTACGCTTCGTGCCCCAGTTTCCGCATTTCTATCGTTACCGCCTGGCTTTCTTCGCACGCTACCAATATCCGCATCTCTCCTCCTAAAACGGGATACTCCCTACCCGTTCCAATCTATGGCTCTTGCCTTTCAGTTCAAACTTCCTCGTAGACATCTCAGTGATGCGCTCGACCGTTTTCAGCATGATGCCGCGTTCGTCTACCAGTTCCTGTAAACTGTAATTGCTCGTAAAGATCGTCGGCTTTTGACGGATGTACCTGCCGTCGATGATTTGAAAGAATTTGTCTTGCGCAAAACTCACCGCCTCGCTCGCCTTCGTGTATTTCTCCGTTCCGATATCGTCAAATATCACGAGGTCTGACGTCACGTATCTCTCGATGATCGGGCGTTCGCTTCCACGCTGCGAATACGCGTAACGTATCTCCGTAAGAATCGTGTTCACATTCACGAACATTACCTGTTTCCCCGCGTTCAGCAGCATATTCCCGATACACGCCGTCAGATACGTTTTTCCTGCCCCGCTTTTCCCGTATAGATACATTCCCATTCCTTTCGGCTGGATCTTTTCGTAATTCACCGCATACATCAGGCAAGATTGAAAGACTTCTTCATTCTCTTTCGTGACGTTGAATTTATCGAAATCTGCGGCTCTGTACCTGCCTTCGATCCCCGACATCCGTTTTAGTTCCGCAATGTCCTCAACCTTATCCCCGTCGTCCTTTTTGCACTTACAGGTACACGGCAGCCAACGTTTGGCTTCTCTCAGAAAAAACATGACAGGCTCCTTGCACGTCCTGCACCGCACGATACCCTCGCCGTCCAGATATGTATTCGGGCGTTTCAGCATCTTCTGTGCATATTCGCCTTTATCATTCGGTTTCCAGAAACCCTTTACGGCGCTGTCTAAGATTTCTCCTATGGGCACTAAATCCGACACTCTTTCCATTTCACCCTCCGTCAATCGTACTGTATATCGGCCAGCGACGAACCGTCAAACTCGTCGTAGCCGCTTTTCTTCACCCGCTTAAGCGGTTCTTCCTTCTCCCAATCGTCATACGCTCCGTCCAGGATATCGGCATAGTGCTTGATAAAGAACCCGATATCCTTCCTCTTCTGCAATATTCCCTTGGACTTCTCAACCCTCGCCGACAACTTATCCCAGTCTATCGCACTCAGTTGTCCGCCGCTGTAATTCCCGATCGCATTGGAATTAATCTTCCAGCGTTGTAAAAACTTTTCAATGGGTGTATTCTCGCGCGCATGCGCATTTACATTCCTTTCTTTTTCTATTCCATTCATATTCTTTTCTATTCTATTGAGCGACGAGCCCTCGTCGAGCCCTCGTCGAATATTCGCCGTATTATCCTCGATTTCGTGATTTTGCGTATAGTTCCCCCTTTCCCCCATCAAATCTTTATGCGGGGGATCAGGAATTTTCGATGGCGTCGGACGGTCTATCTTTTGCCAGCGCAACCAGTTTTCTAAGAGATAAAAGTTATCGCCGTTGACTTCATAGAAAATTATGGACATATTAAGTGCTATCTCTGATAGGGCTTTTTTAATGTCGGTAACTCTCCTGTCCTCGTCGTTCGGGAACAACCTTGACCTTATAAAACCTGCATTGGCTCTTCCTTTACCGCTGTCGTCTGCGTTTGAGATAAGCCCGATAAATATAAGCTTTGCAAAATCACTTAATTTCGAGAATGACGATGATTCCCATATTTCAGGGCTGATCATTCTCTTTCTTGCCAACTTTACACCTCCTCTATTTCGACCTCTACGAAGTCAATATCGCTGTCCTCAAAATTGTCTGTAAAGCCTTTTACGTACCTTCTGCTGTCCTTGGGTATCACGCCCTGTTTCTGTAATGCGTCGAAGATGAATTTCTTTGCGGAACAGATATTGTCGGGATCTCTGCGATACGTTCTCTCATGCCAGACGAACCTGTATCGGCAAGGCTTATCCGTAGGCTTCAACAATCCTTTCTGCATCGCGCTGCGGATAAACCAACCGATCGTTTCGTCGACGTCTGCCTTCATCTTCGCGCCGCGGAACTTGTTCGCCCGGCACGCATCCTGATATTCGTTCAGGCTCGGCAGTTTCGCTTTAATTACCAGTTTCATCATCTTTGAACGGTAGTTCTCCATCATCATTTTCCTGCATTTGCTTTTTGAAACGATACTTTAATACCAATGCCGCTGCCTCTTGGTATTTCTCGACTTTCGCATTGTTCTTAACAAACAGTAACTGTTCCTGAGACATAGTGCCGATTTTATATTTTACATTCTTGATTGTGACTTCCGTCTCCATCGCCGCTTTCAGTTTCTCCTCAGCACTCTGTGCGGACGATTGTCCTGCGCTCGTCTGTTTCCCCGAGGCTTGCCCTCTCGCCTCTCTGTTGCCCGTTTTTGAAGGCGGTGTGCCCTTTTCGTCGCTGTCTGCGTCCTTCGTATCGTCGATGTTGAATAACCCGTTCAGGGCGTATTTGCGGGCGTAAGAACTTGCCGCGCCTGTTACTTGCGAACCATCCATTCCTTTCTTTTCTGCTTCCTCGCGTGCATATGCTGTAACAGTATTGATGATATCGCCCGTTTTGCTGTCATATAGCGTCGCTGTGGCTTGTATGTAGTATCTCTCGCCTATTTGTACTATTGCGTCTGAAAGTGTCAGACAAGCCCCCTCACGGGCGCATAACGGCTTTACCGCTTCCAATATGTCCTCGCAGTTCCGGTAGTTGTATTTCCCGAAAGAGTTGTACTGCGACTTGGGCGCTTTTAAATCCTTCTGGATATTTATTAACTTCTGCATCTTCATATTTCGATGTCCTCCGTATCCCATGTATCTGTATTTTTGATATGCAATCCGCCGCAATAGGCGTTGCCGTATATGAGTTTGCCGATCTCTTTCATCAGTTCATCTTGACGGAGATAATCTCCGTGGATGCCAGCCTGACGTGCTTTTTCCATTAACTCTTTTAACTTCTTTAAATCATGCTCACCCACAACTTGCCTCCTTGGGGTTCATAGGACAATCCTCCGAGGGATACGGTACAAAATTAAACAAATAATACGTGCCGTCCATGTAACAAGGTTTGTTCTTTGTTTCCAACGACTTCCCCGTCGCTTTGCAGATCGGGTCGTCCACATAGTAACAAAGGTTCGGGCATCCGCCGCAGCCATGTTTGCACCTCGATTCCCATTGTTCCCGACGCTTTATCTTTTCCTTGGCTGCCTGATCTATCACGAGCATTTCGCTTACTTTCGACTGCAACCGTTTCCGCCATTCATATACCGCTTCATCTATCTCTATGTTATGCCTTTCGGCATCCCGTAACATGGCGTTCAAGGTTTTCAGATCATCGCTCGCCTCACCGAGCGTCTTGTATTGATAATCCATTGGTCGGACGAGCGCGTAACGTGTATCGTATCGCACTCCGCCAACGAAATACTTATACTCTGCCCCGTACCAAAAATTGTTGTTTTTGTTTTCCAAGGAACAGACGATTCGGTTATTCTTCACATAAATTTTCATCTTCTGCCTCAATGATTTTTCCTTCTTTGAGCATATAATAAGTATCAGCTTTTATCGTTTCCCCGTCTATCATCACCATCTGTGCGCAAATCAAAGGATACTTTTCGCCATCCCAATCGCCCCATTCGGATATGACGAGATAACTTCCGATACAGCCCTTACACTTGTTATCTTTACCCCAACCAACGGAAATATTGGCTTGACCCATACCGTCATTTTTGCTTTCCGTTCCAGTAGTAACATTGGCCGCCCCGTAGCCTGTTGCAGAGTTTGCTGACCCGTCGCCTGTTGCAGAGTTTGCCGACCTGTTGCCTGTTGCAGAGTTTGCCGACCTGTTGCCTGTTGCAGAGTTTGCTGACCCGTAGCCTGTTGCAGAGTTTGCTGACCCGTAGCCTGTTGCAGAGTTTGCTGACCTGTTGCCCACACTCTCATTAAGATTTTTGTCGACTTCACTGTAATTAGAATTAGATTTGTCTGCTTTTAATTTTACGAATTCAAACGACGCTTTTACTAATCCTGCTATATCGAGTTGGGCGCCAATCTTGATTTTCGAAGAGGACACTTTCGTATCACTGCCGTCTTTGGAGATCTGTCCGTCCTGTTCAACCTCGCAATACACGCTTTCATTCGGAGGATAATAACCGAAACAGTCCAACGGGTATTCACAAGCATGGAAACCATTCTCGCAACATTTCACCTCGTCGCTCGTCTCATACTCTTTGCCGATTTCATATTGAAAGCCTCGGCATGTCATGTCTTTATTGAACCCTTTATAACTTTTTATCATTTATGCGTACCTCCTCGGCATTTCCTTCCAGAACCTTCCGACGAACTCGTCATACCCCATGAGCCTTACTACGGGGCTTTCATTGCCTAATAATATCATCTCTTCACGCACTGCCTCGATTGGCTCCGTGTCCGCTATGTGCGCGACGTATTCTGATGCAGTCATTGTTTCTCCTTTTCAATAGTAATCTTGTATCCGAGTGCTATAAGAACCTTTTCTGCCTTATATAAACTAGGCTCTCTATCGTTGTAATACCACTCTTCTATTGTTCGAACAGGAATACCCGATCGTTGAGAAATTTCATGAAATGAAACTTGTCTGTTTTGCAATATTAACTTAAAATCTTTTTCTATATTCATCGCAATATTTAGTAGTTAAGTAAAACGCCTTGTAGAATTATTTCTTACGGCTTATTTTGCGGCTTTGACAAAGCAAGCGTTTCAATAATTTTTTGCTTGTTATTCGCTCCACTATTTTTAACATTCTATCTAACGTATTAGGTTTCAGTCGGTATGACAAAGTTACTTCCGTCGTATCGGCTGTTATTTTTATATATCCTTTCTCTTCGTCCATTTCACTTCCTCCGTTCCCCACGCAGGGCTTTTTTTATCTTAAACAATGTCCTTTTGATCTCTATGGAACAAATATTCCAAGGATTTATCGGGAAAAAACTCTTGTTGTATAGCAAACATTTCTTCACTTGTAAAATCAGTATCGCCTCTCAGTTTTATAGATAATGTTCGATTGGTAATTCCAAGAGCGTTTGATACAGTTGTTTGAGTAATCTTAGCTTTTTTAAGTTCCATATAAAGATTAGCAAACACTTTTATTACCTCCTATATTTAATAAATCTTCACGTTCGTGAGTTTGTGATTATATATTAACTCATCTTTGTATGTTTGTCAAGCAAATTTTAGAAAAAAACTTTACATTTGTGAGTTTTTTTTCTATACTCAAACAGGAGGTAATGAGTATGGAAATATTAGAAATTAAAAAAATTTTAAAAGAGCGAAAAATTACTTATGCCGAACTCTCAAAAATGTCTGGCATTTCAGAAAGTGCAATAAATAAAATCTTCGGTGGTTTTGCAAAGTATCCTCGTATAGATACAATGAAAGCTATTGAACAAGCCCTTGGTATTGAAAATGAAAAAAAGTCGGTCATGGAAAGACCGACTTCTGAACTGGCTGAGAATTTTATTAAAGAGTTTGGGGACTTATTTTCTGATAAAACTTTTCATGCCTATGCTGAATTGTATCGCTTTATGGACGAAAAACAAAAAATATTCATCATTGGTATGATCGTTGGCTATTTACAAGACCAAGGGAAAAAAATCAATATTAAATTTTAATTTATATTGAAAAGTAATACTGTTCGTTTTATAATAAACCTCTACCATATTTTTACAAAAGGGGGACTTATGAACGAACTACAAGACTATTTACAAAGTATACTGGCACACCTTGACGACATGGCAAAACGTACTATATTTATGATGGGGGTGCAATACGGAAAAGAAAAAAGTCAAGCACAACAATCTTCACCATTGAATACGGGACAACAATTCTTTCAACCGAAAACTGCAATCGAGGAGATTGAAGAAATGTTGATTGAATTAAAAATTAATGGTTCAGTAAGACAAAGAAGCAACGGGCTCATAGAGTTCCGCAACCCTGTTTTTGGTTCCGTTTATGGCAGAACACCTGAGGAACTTCAAGAAAAACTCAAACAAAAAATCAGATATGAAAAGGCACATATCGCAAAACCTGCTAAAAAGAAAAAATCCCCCCTATTGTCAGAATTCTACGAGAATAATTATCTGCCCTACAAACAGACAAAGAATCTCGCAGAAAGCACAATAAGAGGGATAAAATATAATTTCAAATTTATCAGAGAACAAGAAGGCTTTAACAAACCGTTAACCGAGTATTCATCCAAAGATATCGAAGAGTTTCTTTTATCAATACCGCAAACCCGTAAAAGGCAAATCATTCAGGGCTTATTGAATAATATGTTTACAAGAGCACTTGCCGATTCATTGATTTCTGCCAACCCTTGTGCTCCTTTGGAAAAGATGGAACACGATACCGATGAAGGAAAGGCGCTCTCTTTCGAAGAACAAAAAATATTTTTTGAAAAACTGTTTACAGACAAGACCATCAAACTTGAAGAAAAATGTTATTTTACGTTTGTATACCTCGTGGGAACTCGGCGGGACGAAGCAAGAAATTTACGAATCTGCGATATTGATTTCAAAAAATCTATCATACATATCCGCGGAACAAAGACTGATGGTTCCGATCGGTATATGCCTTTGTTTCCTCTGGCAGAAAAAGTTTTGCGCTGCGCAAATCCCGAAGGAAAACCATTCCGAATATACTGCTCTCGCATTTATAAAATATTTAACAAGATATTGGATAAATATAAACTTCACGACCTGCGCCATACATTCGGAACCATACAGATCTGCGTAGAAAAAATAGAGACAAAAACGGTCTCCTTATGGATGGGACACACCAATACTCAAACAACATTAGATAGATATACTCATCCTGAACAACTTGACAGATCTGTCTTTTTAAGAGGCGATTTAACAGAGGATCAGAAATTAGAAATTTTAAGGAAAAATTACGCTGACGTACTGCGTAAAATTGAAGCCTTTTTGGACGAGCGTACCCAAATCATACCCAAAATTTAAGTGATTTTTGACAAAAATTTTCAATTCGGAAACCTCAAAAGTTATTATTTTTAGCAAAATGTGTAAATTTGCTTGCTTTATTTTGCGAAATCTATTATAATTATTGAGGTTTTCATGCAGAGATGGCTGAGCGGCCTAAGGCGCACGACTGGAAATCGCAAGCCATCTACATATAGTACTTTTTAAATTTAAAAACACACAATATATTGCGTTTTCGATACTTGAAAAAATTGTACCCATACCGTACCCAATGATGAAATTTGTTTAAAACTGCTCTTTTAAAGGGCAGTTTTTTTATAATATTTTTGGAAAACTATTGACAAATTTTACCAAGTCGGTTACGATATAAGTAAGGAGGGAACTGCCAATGCAAACGATAGCAAATCCTTGAAATATCTAAATATTTATCAAGGAGCGTTACCCCCTATGAATATGCAGTTTTCATTTTCAAATAAATTCCAATATGAAAATAATCTAAACGGCTATACATCAACTGTCTCTATAACTGAACCCCAGTTGCAAAACATATTTCATATTTTAGACGTGCTGTTATGTGACCCGCCGAATTACCATTGCAGACTTCGTAACGATAAGGATGATGAAATATATTTGTGTTTTACAATCTTGAATGATATCTAAATAAACAAATGGATTATTTCAAGGATTTGTTTAGAGGGGAGACAAACGTCTCCCCTCG